AGGTAATGATTCTAATTTATTATTTGAACAATATATTTCTCTTATATAATGAGGTAATTCTGGTAATGAAATTAAACTATTTGACATACACCTCATCATTTTCAAACTATTAGGTAACTCAGGTAATGATTCTAATTTATTAAAATTACAAAGTAAATTTATTAAAGTATCAGGCAATTCTGGTAATGATTCTAATTTATTGCTGTTACAATTTAACACTTCTAATGTGCTTGGCAACTTAGGTAAATATTTTAAATCATTATAAAAACATGATAATTTTATTAATCCATCAGGTAATTCAGGAATTTCTTTTAATCCTGCTATGGAATAATCTAAATCTTTTATTATTGTATAATATTTGTTTATGTATTTCATTTATATTTTATATGTTAAATTTTTTAATCATTGAATTAAAGTACCATTCTTTGTATCCTTCTAAACTATCATAAGGTAAATGATTTCCTTTACAATATAATAATGTTAATGTATCAGGTAACTTTGGTAGTATTTTTAATTCATTGTAACCACAATCTAAATATTCTAATTTATCAGGAAGTTTTGGTAAAGTTTCTAATTTGTTACAACTACAATCTAAATATATTAATGAATCAGGTAACTCAGGTAGCTCAGCCAATCTATTATTATAACAATATAAATGTTTCAACGTATCAGGTAACTCTTCTCTTAGTTCAGTTAATCCTCTATTAGACTTATATAAAAATTTAATTTCTTTCTCAAAAATTTTAATGTGTTTCATATGTTAAATTTATTTGCATTAACTACCTCAGGATGATTAATATTCAGCCATTCATTATATTCCGCCAGATTTTTAAAAGGAGCATCATTTCCTTTGCAAAATAATTCTTTTAATGTGACTGGTAATATTATAGGACATTTAATTAATATATTATAATCAAATGATAAATATTCTAATCTACTTGGTAACTCTGTTAATTTTTCTAAATTATTATCATAACATGACAAAATTCTTAATGATTTTGGTAACTCAGGTAACTTAGTTAATTTATTATCTGAACAATACAATTCTTCTAGCCCATTTGGCAACTCAGGTAGTTCAGTTAATCTATTGCCATAACAGTATAATTTAATTAATGTTTTAGGTAATTTTGGTAATGTGCCTAATCCGTTAGCATTATAATATAATTCTTTCACTACTTTTTCAAACATTTTAATGTATTTCATGTGAGTATATATTATATTTCAATTGTCAAATCCTTATATTGAAAAACTCAGTTAAAATTAATTAACTGAGTTGTTTATTTTTATTCATTAGCATTTACAATTGTGTTCCTGTCGTATGCTAATTTTTGTTGTCCTGATGAATCTACATATAATTCTTTTGTGTAAGATTGATAAACATGAGTAGATGATGAGAAATCTACTCCACCACTAGTACTAAATGAATCAAAAATATTATTCATTCTAAAATAACTTCCAATACTATTATTTTGAAATAGATTTCCAATACTATTATATCCAAAATTACTACCAATAGTATTATAATTAACAAAATTTCCAATAGTATTACCATAAAAATAACTATCAATACTATCATTTCTAAAATTACTACCAATACTATTATTTATAAAATTACTACCAATACTATTATAATAAAAATAACTTCCAATACTATTATAATAAAAATCAATACCAATACTATTATATGCAAAATTACTACCAATACTATTAGAATTAAAATTACTACCAATACTATTATATCCAAAATTACTACCAATACTATTCATTCTAAAATTACTACCAATACTATTATAATAAAAAACACTACAAATATTATTCATTCTAAAATCACTACCAATATTATTAGAATAAAAATCACTACCAATACTATTAGCATTAAAATAACTACCGATACTATTAGAATTAAAATAACTACCAATACTATTATAAAAAAAATCACTACCAATACTATTAGCATTAAAATAACTACCAATACTATTAGAATAAAAATAACTACCAATACTATTAGAATAAAAATTACTACCGATACTATTAGAATTAAAATTACTACCAAAAATGACATTATTTGAATTATATAATATTTCTATATTTGAATTAGGAAATTGAATAATATTAGAATATGCTGTTTCATAATTACTCCAATCACTCCACATATTATAATCAGTATATTCGGTTGAACATGATATTCTTAAATTACCAACAGATAAATTATCAGGAAAGATACTAATATAACTTAAATTATTCCATTCAAATAACTTCCAAACTTTTTCATTGTCTTGACTTGGATCTACATTGTATGTATTATTAGTTATACAAATATAAATATTTAATGAATCTTTATATGAAACAACACTATTTCTAGTATAGGTTATTCCTGAAATCCAACTATTAGTAACATTTATTTGCCATCTTCTAAACTTAGCTTGTCTAAAATCAAAAGGAATATCATTATTTTGTAATGTATCTATTCTTCTATAAATATATCCCTTTGTACAACCTGGAATCATAACTTGATCATTTTTATGATTGTAATAAATTACATCCTGAGGATATAAAGTAGAATAAGCTTCTGGTTTCAATGTATTTAATCCACTAGCTGTAACTAATAACGGTTCAATGATACCAGTAGATAAATAATCATTTGGATATTCAAAAACCTTTGTATCACTCCAATAATTAGGTGATTCATTAGTTGCTATAAATGGAACTCCATCACTTACATAACCTACATTACTAAAATCATCATCAGAGTTTTCATCAGGATTATTAGTTTTAAATAAGTAATATATGATATATTCCTTTCCTATTTCTAAATTATTCCAATATTCAGTGTACGGTATTACATGTACTGTCTGATAATCAGTTATTAAATATGAAGAATTTATTGTTAATCCACTATTATTTATTAATTCACTCAATTCATTATATGTAACATTAGTTACTACACTTCCAGTACTTCCTGTATTTGATGTACCATCAACTCCTGATGTACCATTTAATCCATTTACACCTGAAGTTCCAGATGCTCCAGAATTTCCGTTTCCAGTTGTTCCTGTCATTGCATAAACTTCATTAAAATTGTTATTAATTTTAATGAATGAATCTCTTAGATTATCACCAGTGCCGTCATTAGGATATGTGCCGATATTAATTGTTTGTTTGCTCATTAATATTTTTATTTCTATATATTAAAAAACTCAGTTAAAATTAATTAACTGAGTTGTTTATTTTTATTCATTAGCATCTACAATTATCATCTTGTCATATATTAACTTCTTATTACCTGATGAATCTATGTATAATTCTTTATTGTATTGATTGTAAACATGAGTAGATGATGAAAAATCCAATCCACCACTAGTACTAAATGAATCAAAAATATTATTCATTCTAAAATAACTTCCAATCGTATTATAATAAAACAAACTTCCAATACTATTATTTTGAAAATTAATTCCAATACTATTAGAATTAAAATTACTACCGATACTATTATTTATAAAATTACTACCAATACTATTATAATAAAAATAACTTCCAATAGAATTGTAATTGAAATAACTTCCAATATTATTATCATAAAAACCACTTTCAATAGAATTATTCTCACATGAAATTCCTATTGTGTTATTTCTAAAATAACTTACAACATTATTATTATCAAAATTCCTTCCAATGTTATTAGAAGAAAAACTACTTACTATTATATTATTACTAAAACTACTTCCAATTGTATTATTACCAAATTCACTTCCAATAATATTATATTGACACCCTTTTCCTATGCTATTTTGATAATATCCACTTCCAATTGTATTATTCATAAAATCCATTCCAATTGTATTATTATTAAATTCACTTCCAATAATATTATTTCGAAAATTGCTTCCAATATTATTACCATCAAATCCACTTCCAATTGTATTACAATTGAAATCACCACCAAAAATCACACTATTTGAGTATCTAATTAAGTCCCCATATTGTGAATTAGATGAGCCTATTTTATTTGAATATGATGATAAATAATTAGTCCAATCACTCCACATATTATAATCAGTATATCCTGTTGAACACATAATTTCTACATTATTACCAATATAACAAGAATCTGGATAAATACTTATATATGATAAATTACTCCATTCAAATATCTTCCAAAAATTATCACTATCTTGAATTGGATCAATATTAGTTACATTATCAGATAAACATATATAAATATCTGAATTTCCACATAATACTACATCATTCCTATTATAAGTAGTACTTGAAATCCAAATGTTAGTGACATCAATCTGCCATCTTCTAAATTTTACATTCCTGAAATCAAAAGATATATCATTATCATGTAAAGTATCAACTCTTCTGTAAATATATCCTTTTGTGCATCCAGGTGTAATAATTTGATCACTCTTATGATTATAATAAATTACGTCCTGAGAATATAAAGTAGAATATGCTTCTGGTTTTAATGTATCAACACTACTTGATGTTACTAATAAAGGTTCAATTTGTGAAGTAAACAAATAATCAGTTGAGTAATCATATACATAAGTATTATCCCAATAATTAGGATATTCATTCGTTGATACAAATGGAACACCATCACTTAAATATCCAACATTACTAAAATCGTCAGATTCATCATCAGGATTATTGCTTTTGAATAAATGATATATAATATATTCTTTACCTATTTGTAAATTGTTCCAATATTCTGTATTAGGTATAATATGTACTGTCTGATAGTCAGTAATTAAATAAGATGAATTTGTTGTTAATCCACTATCATTGATCAATTCACTTAATTCATTATATGTAACATTAGTTACTACACTTCCAGTACTTCCTGTATTTGATGTACCATCAACTCCTGATGTACCATTTAATCCATTTGTTCCATTAAATCCTGATGTTCCAGATGTTCCAGAATTTCCGTTTTCTGTTGTTCCTGTCATTGCATAAACTTCATTAAAATTGTTATTAATTTTAATGAATGAATCTCTTAGATTATCTCCAGTTCCATCATTTGGATAAGTACCGATATTAATTGTTTGTTTGCTCATTAATATTTTTATTTCTATATATTAAAAAACTCAGTTAAAATTAATTAACTGAGTTAGTTTATTATGCATTTGCATCTACAATTATCATCTTGTCATATATTAACTTCTTATTACCTGATGAATCTATGTATAATTCTTTATTATATGAATTATAAACATGAGTGGATAATGAGAAATCTACTCCAGTATAATCAAAATTAAAATTATCAAAAACATTATTCATAATAAACCCACTTCCAACTGTATTATATTTAAAATCACTTTCAATAGTATTCTGATTGAAATTATCACCAATATTATTCTGATAAAAATTATATCCAGTTGTATTTTTAGAGAAATTATTACCTATTGTACAATTAGAAAAATAAATTTTTAATATATTATTATTAAAGTTATCTCCTATTGAATTATTATTAAACACTCCATTAATAATATTACTATTAAAGTTATCACCAATAGAATTATTATATTGAAAATAATTTTTTATATCATTACTAGCAAAAGAATTTCCTATTTTATTACTTTGGAATCCATTTCCTATTAAATTATCCCGAAAATCACCCAAAATAATATTATAATTAAATGAACTTCCTATTATGTTATTTTGAAAACTATCTCCTGTTTTATTATTATAAAAATTAATTCCTGTATTATTATATTGAAAATATTTTCCTATATTATTATCATGACAATTATCACCCATTACATTATTGTTAAAACTATTTCTAATTATATTATTAGTAAAATAATTTCCGTTAATCTCATTTGAATTAAATCCATCTAAAATAATATTACCATAAAAATCATCACCAGATGAATTATTATGAAATCCATTAGAAATTGAATTTCTGCCAAAATCACCATACGTATTATTATTTGTAAAATCAGACCCTATTGAATTATTATAAAAAACATCTATTATTATATTATTTCTAAAATTATTCTTTATTGAATTATTACTAAACTCTGCATAAATATCATTATTACTAGATGAACCATAAAAAATAGAATTACTATAAGATATATTATTACGATTAGCCATTGAATTAATCTTATTCGAATAAGAAGATATATAACCATTATAACCCCAATTGATCCACATGTTATAATCAGTATATCCAGTTGAACAATTTATTGAAAAATTAGAAAGACTCCAGCTATTATTAACTGGACTTACATAACTTAAATTGGTCCATTCAAATAACTTCCATGAATTTTCATTATCACTTGATGGATCAATTCCAGTTACATTATCATTTAAACAAATATAAATATTATTAGAGTTAGGATATAAAACTACACTATTCTTATTGTATGATGTTGAATTTTCCCATGTATTTGATGTGACGTCAATTTGCCACCTACGAAACTTAACATTTCGGAAATCAAATGGAATATCATTATTCTGAAATGTATCTATCCTTCTATAAATATATCCCATTGTGCTACCATCTATCACTTTTGTCATTGCCATACTATCTACGATTTTTGGATCATTACTCACTTCATAGTAAATTATATCTTGAGGAAATAAACTTGAATATGACTCAGGCTTTAATGTATTTAATCCACTTGCAGTTACTAATAAAGGTTCTATGATACCAGTATTAATATCACTTGTATTAGGTATGGCATGAACTGTCTGATAATCAGTAATCAAATACTGACTACCAATTGTTAATCCGCTATCATTAATCAATTCACTTAATTCATTGTATGTAACATCAGTTACGGAAGAACCTCCTCCTGTTGGTAAATTGTCAATATCACTAGCATATATCTTTCTATCTAATGTTGGTCTAATATGAGTTAAGTCATCAGTTGTCGTTATGTCATATACATTATTTTCATCATCATTATATGAACATACTGCACCAAATGTTCCAGAAAAATCTGAACCAATAGGATCACCATTTTGATAATGTCTAACTGCTAAATTCTGTTGCAACCACACTTGGCTACCAATTGTTACAGAGTGATAAGTGTCTCCATCAATAATTACATCGCCTTCATTATTAGAATCATTTTTAATAAGCTTAATATATGATCCAAATTTTAAAGAATCAACCCCTCCAGAATTTCCAACATAAAATGTATTATTAACATAATAATAAACGTATTTAATGTAAGAGCCATCCCACTCCGTAGTCATAATTCTTTCTAAACTATTAATACCGGCAAATTCAAATGGGTAATTATATTGACCACCATATATACCTCCAGATAATAATATCGGGAATCCATTGGCTTCATTTAATGTTTGGCATTCTGCTACTGTAGCTATATGCCATCCTATAGGAGCAATACCTCTTGAATCAGTTGCTGCATACCAATTGTAAAGCCTGCCGTATTTAATAGTTTTTCCTGTAATTGAAGGTATTAATTCCCAAAATGATTCACCAGTACCTCCGCTCAATTTTCCATCTACCCACTCTTCACTTGCTAATTGTATATTTAACATAAGTTATTTTTATTTCTATATATAAAAATATATAAAAAAATAACATTTGTGAACACAAATGTTATTATATACCTTACTAATTTTTATATTTTAAATATTAAATTTGCTCATATCACCAACCTCAGGCTGATTCTCACTCATCCATTTTTTATAACCATCTAAATCATCATAAGGCAAATTATTACCATCACAATCTAAATATAATAATGATGAAGGTAATATAGGTAATGTTTTTAAATTGTTGTTAGAACATTTTAAATCCTTTAAGCCCTCAGATAAATAAGGTAAGGATGATAACTCATTGTTCTTGCAATCTAATATTTTTAATCCATCAGGTAAAGTAGGCAATGAAGTTAAAAAATTATCAAAACAATGTAACTCTATTAATCCATCAGGTAAAGTAGGTAATGAAATCAATTTATTGTCCCTACAATATATCTCCCTTATATTCTTAGGTAAATTAGGTAATGAATATATTTCATTATTAGAACAATCTAAATATATTAATCTATCAGGTAAAGTAGGTAATGATGTTAAATGATTTTTTGAACAACATAACTCTAATAATCTGTCAGGTAACTCTGGTAATGAATCTAATAAATTACCCCTACAATCTAAATCTTCTAATGTACTTGGTAACTTAGGTAACTCTGTTAATATGTTATATTTACATGATAAATTTGTTAATCCTTCTTGTAAATCTGGTAACTTACCTAATTTTTTTATATCACAAATTAACGTTTGTTCAATACCCTCAAACTTCTTTATATATTTCATGATTTTAGTTTTTTTATTAAGATGAAACATGAATCCTTATCAGTATCATCTTTATTCATTTTATCAGAATCTTGAAACACTTTGAACCCACAACCTAAATATAATTTTACAGCACCTTCATTATTTTTAAATACAAGTAATGTGATAATATCAATACCAAGATCATCTTTAATATAATCAAACATCTGATTTAGTAAGTATTTAGCATACCCTTTTCTCTTAAATCTATTAACAGTCCTTAAATTAAATATTGTAATATACTCGTCCTTAAACCATTTATCTGGTTTTTCTATCCTATATTCAGTCTCAGATACTAATATATCATCTAAAAATAACTGAAATTTATTATTAGTCTTGTCAATTATAAAGGTTTTTTCTTCTTTCTTCTCATAACTTTTTATATACTTCATGATTATATGTTAAATTTATTTACATCAATAAACATCTGATATCCTTTTGTGTCAAATGATAAATCATCTGGTAGATTATCTAAATTTATTATATGTAATATACTATTATTAATAAGACTACTAGAAAGATTTTTTGATTCATGATATATATTAGACTCAATATAATCAAATAATCCTGGATATCTATAAATAAATTCAGGAGTAGCAAATATTCTACCATCTTTATCAACTTGATTTATCTTAAATATTGTCTGATTACGGTCATTACACATATTTATATCATTATAAGGCAAACTTTGAATATTAATATAATCTCCATCCTTTTTAATCAATTCTAAAAAATCATGTAATCTATTAAAAAAAATATTCTGAGACATTGTTTCAAATTTCTTTATATACTTCATAGTTATATGTTAAATTTATTTGCAGAATACTTCTCTGGAAATTCTTTAAAATCCTTATAACCATCTAAGTTATTATAAGGTAAATTATTACCATAACAATATAACCTCTCTAATGAATCAGGTAACTCTGGTAATTCAGATATATTATTGCTCTCACAATCTAAATATTTTAATGTATTAGGTAATTTAGGCAATGATGTTAATTCATTACTTGTACAAAACAATTCCTCTAATGTATCAGGTAACTCAGGCAACTCACTTATTTTATTATAACAACAATCTAAGCCAATTAATTTAGTAGGTATCTCTGGTAATTTCGTTAATTTATTACTAGAACAATTTAAATTTTTTAATGTAACAGGTAACTTTGGTAACGTAGTTAAATCATTACCAAGACAATTTAAATTTAATAATGTACTAGGCAACTTCGGTAACTTACTCAATCCTTTTTGAAAACAATTTAATGTTGTTACTATGCCCTCAAACTCCTTTATATACTTCATAATTAAATATTAAATTTTGTTGCACAAACTGATAACATATATTTATTTTTCTCCTCATCTGTAGCATCTTTTGTTATTTTATTTATATTAGACCTTTTGATTTGTATGTAACCATCACTTAACGTATTGAAATTAACATCTTTTGATTTTATCTCATATGTATCACCAATATAATTACAAAAATAATCATAAAATTCATAATTTAAAGAATTAGTCTTAGATAACCTTAATTTACCTATCGCTCTGAAATCTTTATAATTATAACTAAATATATCATCAAATGATTTTACTATACCCTCAAACTCCTTTATATACTTCATGATTAAATATTAAATTTTCTTGATTGAAAAATATCAGGCTGATTTATCTCTAACCATTCATTATATTCTTTCAAATTTTTATATGGTAAATTATTACCGCCACAATCTAAATATTCTAATGTATAATGCAATAATGGTAACTCACTTAAATTGTTATCATGACAATCCAATTCTTTTAATGATAATGGTAATATAGGTAGAGAAGTTAAATTATTTTTATAACAACTTAATTTTATTAATGTACTTGGTAATTTAGGTAACTCAGTCAATTCGTTTTTATAACAATTAAATTTTATTAATGTATCAGGTAATTCAGGTAACTCAGTTAATTTATTATTACTACAAAATAATACTTCTAATCCATCAGGTAAAGTTGGTAAAGAGTATAATAAATTTTTACCACAATATAACTCTTTTAATGTATCAGGCAACTCTGTAAACTCACTTATCTTATTTCCACTACAATACAATTTCTCTAATGTATCTGACAACTCAGGTAACTCTGTTATGCCTTCTCCAAAACTTGTATTAGTTAATTTTAAGATATTGTCTTCGTTCTCTATATGTTCAAACTTTTTTATATACTTCATTGCTATATGTTAAATTTATTTGCTCCACCAATCTCAGGATGATTTTCTTCTAACCACTTCTTATATCCAATTAAATCATTATAAGGTAAATTGTTCCTTGAACATGTTAATGTTCGTAATGTATTAGGTAATAAAGGCAACTCACTCAAATTGTTATCCTGACAATATAACTCCTTTAATCCATCAGGTAAAATAGGTAACTCACTTAATTTATTATCAGCACACGATAATATAAATAATGTATCAGGTAACTTTGGTAACTCAATTAATTCATTTTCATAACAATATAATATCTCTAATCCATCAGGTAGATTTGGTAATCTCTCTAATCTGTTCCTTGTACAATCTAAATATCTTAATGTATCAGGTAACTTAGGTAATGTATGTAAATTGTTAAGAGAACAACGTAACTTCTCTAATGTATCAGGTAAATTAGTTAAATCATTAATATTTTCATCATTACAATCTAAATCTGTAACAATACTCTCAAATTTCTTATTAAATCTCTTTATATACTTCATAGTTATATGTTAAATTTATTAGCTGCATACTTCTCTGGAAATTCTTTCCAATCATTATAACTATCCAAATCATAATATGGAAAATCATTTCCTCCACAATCTAAATTCTCTAATGATGCAGGCAAATCAGGTAATGAATTTAACTTATTATTAGAACAATCTAATATCCTTAATCCTTCAGGTAACTTTGGTAAATATTTTAATTTGTTGTTGTAACAATATAATATCTCTAATGTATTAGGTAACTTCGGCAATGACATTAAATAATTACTGTTGCAATATAATGTCTTCAAATTGATAGGCAACTCAGGTAATTCATTTAAATAATTATCATTACAATATAATGTAACCAATCCATTAGGTAACTCAGTTAACTCTGTTAAATAAGATTTAGAATAATCTAATGACATTATTAATATCTTCTCAAACCTCTTTATATACTTCATAATCATATGTTAAATTTTTTAGCCATTCCCTGAGGAGTTTTAGAATACCAAAATTTATATCCATCTAAATCCTCATAAGGCAAATTGTTACCAGCACAATGTAATATACTTAAATTTTCAGGCAACTCAGGCAACTCACTTAATTTATTGTTAGAACAATATAACATTTTCAATGTATTAGGCAACTTAGGTAATGAAGTTAATTCATTATTAGTACAATATAATTCTTTTAATTCACTAGGCAACTCAGGCAACTCACTTAAATAATTAAAATTGCAAACTATATTTTCTAATGTATCAGGCAACTCAGGTAACTCACTTAATTTGTTACGATGACAACGCAATGTTATCAAATTATCAGGCAACTTAGGTAATTTTGTTAACTGTTGATCAGAACATTCAAAATCTGTAACTCTACTCTCAAACC